ACCACTTCGACGGTGACCAGCGCGGCGGCGGATTCTCTACTACTGGGGAGGGTTTCGTTGATTACGGCCAGCTCGGTGATCTGCAATGACTGAGGTGTTCGAACGCGCCAACCCCGATGCTGAAGAACTCATTATTGCGTGGCTGGTGCCGCTCGGGCGCACCAGCATTGAACGTCGCACTGGTGACGAGTTGCCTTTCCGGCTGGTGACCGGCGTCGCCGGCGACGAAGACCCCGATCTGGAGATCGGCGCCGCCGTCGTATCCGTCCATACTTTGTGCGCCCGATCAGACGGGAGTGTCGCCGCCAGGAACGAAGCCGCCCTGACCCATCAGCGCATGCTTGAACTGAAACATCTTGACACGATCACCTTGGTCGACGGCACCGACGTCAGCGTCGACTACATGCGGATCTTCCAACCACCACTGTGGCTGCCGTACGGTGACGACCAAATCCTGCGAAAAGTCGGCCGGTACCGTATCGGCCTCTCCTACGTCCCCACCGAACTGGTGGGGAGCTAAAAGACCGGATTCCCTTCCGGTTCAACCCCTTTCCTTGAAAGGAAACACCCATGTCACAACCAGCGACTGGAACCACCTACAAAGAAGGTGGGTTCGGCCAAGTCGACAACCGCTTCTACGACAGAGGGCCCCTTGCCGCTGTCCTGATCCGCGACTACCGCGGTTCGGCGACAAGTCTGGCCCCGTATTCGACAGGTCCCACAATCAATTTTTCGCCGTTCGCCCAGAACGGTGAACTGCGCGACGACCTGTTCGCCGTGTCCATGGTCGACGGTGAATGGGCGGTCAACGGCGAGGCGAATGAGGGTTGGTGGGGTATCGGTGCGATGGACGAGAAGGGCGGCCCGCAACGCACTAGCGACACCAAAGACGACGACGCCATGATCCTACAAAGCAACTGGCCGTTCGACACCGATCTGATTTCGCAGTCGAAAACCGTTGAGTTCACAGCGGTGGAGGCTTTGCGGCCGCTGCTGATCCGGCTGCGGATGAACCTGCCGATCTCCGACCCCGATGGTGCTCCTCTGGTGGAGGACCCCGGCGCCGCGGATTTTGTGCTGTCGCAGCCGGTGGACGCCGAACCGATTGAACGGCAACTGCTGCTGATCTTCGCCCGCAAGAAGGCCGGCGACTACCTGTACCACGTCGAAGGGTATCCGTTGGTGAAGCTCACCAAGATCGGTAACTTCCGCAGATCGAAGACCGATGCGGATGCGCCGTCCTTGGCGTTCCGCGCCCTGCCCGATCCCTACCATGTGGATTTGGATGCGTCCGACCCGGATTCAGGTGTGCTCGTCCCGGCGCTCTACAGCGAATGGATCGGCGGCCCGGCGTGGGATAATCTGCTCGTCACCAGCGGCTCCAGCTAGTCGGAAGGGAAACCGAATCCTGTTATGGCACAACCCAGAGTGTTGCCGCAGCCCGTTGCCGACGCCGCGAAAGCGGCGCGGGAACAGGCCAAAGCCTACAAGTCGGTGTTCGGGCCGCGGGCGTTGGAACTCGCTGATGGCAGCATCATCGAAATCCCGCCGCACCCTAATCTGCGGATGCTCGACGACGAGCAGATGGCGGCCTACGAAGAACTGCTGTTCGAAATCGAGGGCTATGACCGGGAGCCGGATCTTCACATCCCGGAGCAGACACTTGAGAGCGGTGTGATACTGCCCGCCGAAACCCGGCGCGGCGCGGTGCTCGAACCGCACCGACTGGACGGCAAATTGGTGAAGCCGCCGTACACGGTGCGGGTCGTCAAGGCTGCGCTCGGCGACGAGTTGTATGCCAGGTTGCGGGCCAGTGGATGCTCGGCTGCGGATGTGTGGCGGGTGTGGAACGAGCAGGGCCTCGAGTTGACGTCGAGGGCTGATGCGGATCCGAAAAGTAATGGAAGCACAAGCAGTGTGGCGCATGTTTCCGCGCCAGATCAGCAGTGACCTGAGTCGCTTCCATCACCGTCGTATCGCCGACTGGCATCAGGGCGACATGTCGTCCTATGAACTGTTGGAGCTGATCGAGTTCCCCGCCGAAGAAGGGGCGCTGGCGTCGGCGTTGCGGGATGGTGACATTCCACTGTGGCAGCAGATGATCCGCCAAACCGCCAACGAGGTGGCTGTGCTGCGCGCAGGCCAGGTGCAAGGTGTCGACGGCGCAGAGTACGGCTCACGGCTGTGGGTGCCCGCCGATGTCATCAAGGAAAGCATGGAACGGGCTCAGGAATCCGAGGAGGGCCGTAGGGCAGTGTTCGCATCCGCCAAACCCAAACACATGAAACCGGTGAGTTAAAATCGCGATCCACGTTGACGTCATCACCCAACTCGACGAGCGGGCGCTGGCACTGTCGGCGCGCAGCATCGAACGGGAGTTGACCAAGGCTGGTCAGGTGTCGGGGGAGGCGTTCAACCGGGCTTTGGCGGCTGAGGCTGCCCGCACCAATTTCGACTCGTCGGCGATCGCGGCCCGGATAGCCACCGACATGGCTGGGCATGGGCAGCGGGCGGGCCGAGGTTTCGGGAGCGCGTTCGCTTCTGAACTGGCGCAATCCATTCCGGGTGTCGCCGGGTTCGAGCAGGCGCTGTACGGCTATCACAGTGCCGCGCAGCAGGCGGGCGCGTTGGCGGGGCGGGCGTTGGGGTTGGCGTTCACCGCCGCGGCGGGCGCGGCGATCGGTGTCGCCGCCTACACCCTGTTCAAAGGGTTCGAACGGTATGAACTGCTCGATCAGACGACCTACCGGCTGCGGGCGCTGAACGCAACCTTGGAGGCCACTGGTAAGGCCGGCATCGACGTCGAAGCCACCATGAAGACCGTCAACGATGTGGTGTTGAACACCCCGTTCGCCTTAGATCAGGCGTTCTCCCTCGCGGTGACAGGCATCGCATCAGGTGTCACCGACATCAAAGGGTTTTTGACGTCTATCACTGATGCGGCGGCGTTCACCGGTCAAAGCATCGCCGACATCGGGCAGGCGTTCACCCAGGTGGTGAACCAGGGCTGGGTCGACGCGCAGATGTTGAACAACCAGTTGCGTAACCTTCCGGTGCGGGCCTGGCTGATGCAGGTTTATGGGCTCGATGGGGCGACGCTGCAGAAGGCCATCGCAAGCCATCAGATCGGCGCGGACCAGTTGCGATATGTGATCGATTCCAACATCAATGGTATGGCGAAGACGTTGGGCACCACCCTTCAGGGCGCGATCTCCAATTTGCAGATCGCCTTCGCCCGTGTCGGCGCGGACTTGTTGGCGGCGATCTTCGGTAAACCCGCCGAGGGTGCGTCCACGTTGACGGCGGCGATCGAGTTGGTGCGCGCCCGCATCGACGACGTCGACAAGTGGATCAAAGCCCACGCCGACGACATCAAAGACTTCTTCACCAAAGCGGCCGACGCCTGCACTGCGGTGGTCAAAGCAATCGGCGCCATCCTCGATGTGCTGAACAAAGTTCCGGGTGGTGTCCAAGGCGCTGTCGCCGCATTCGTCGCTTTTGAATCAATCAAAGGTGTCATCGCCCTTCAGGCGGCATTAACGGGTGTCAGCAGCATGCTGACCACAGCGCTGCCAGCGGCGGCAGTGACAGCGGCGGCTGGTATATCCTCCGCGTTAGGTCCGGTCGCGCTTCTTCTAGCTGGAATATATGCAGCCACTCAAGGCCACCCAGAGCAGTACCTCGCACCGGGCGGATCGAAAAGTCTGCAATCCTACGGCGAGGAAAGCGACTGGGGCCATGTGCTCTTCGGGGATGCGTGGGATTGGATAAACGGACGGAATATCTATCCAGGCCAACCAGGCCAACCCGTACCCGGCGCCAACCCCTCAGCGCCAGCAGCACCGTCTGTCAACCCCGACACCGCGGTGCGTGGCAGCGACAACAAGTTCTACATCCCCGCCAACCAGGGCGACGCTAACGCCGTTCCGATCCCCGGCACCAACCAGTGGGGTATCCCATCCTCGATGCAATCTCAGTCGGGGTCACGGGAACCCGGCGGCTATGGTGGCCGCCCC